ATCAAGCACTATTGTATAAAGTGATTCATCCAAAGGCTTAAAGAACAAACTGGGAACCAACGTCATATCGGCCGGGTTTGCTTCTGGAAGGGGAGTTTCCAAAAGAGCTTCTAACTCTTTTACACTGTTACTTTCCAATAGAGTGGAAACTTCTTCAGCCCTATTTGTGACTACTTCTAATCTGGTTTTACCAGACACAATAGTAAGCACCATCCTAGCTTGATGCTTAGCACTACTGGGTAAAACAACCCATCTACAATCTTCTAGTTGCTCTGCACTAATGCCAACAATATCATAGAAGTCGGATTCCCCTTTATCAAGGGAATCTGGACCATTGATATGTACTTGGCCATATAGGGCAGAACACCATAAGATTGCAACCAGTAAAAACAACCTTTCCATTTGGTGCTCCAATAGAACTATGGGGGAAAACAATAAAACCTATGGGGGCACAAAGTGCCCCCATAGGCGACCCCACGACCCGCCACTATCAGCACCCATAATCGGGAAGGGACGATTATGGGTGCTAGGGCAAACAAATTAGTTGTTCTCACTAAGCAACATATCTAGTTGCGCGTGATCGGAGTCCTGTCCTACTTCGTAAATAGCGGCAACAAGGCAATCCCTGCACTTTGCCCTGTTTTGCACACCATACTTGCGCAAAACCGCCCAAGTTTTTAGCTTCAAAAGAGTGGCCTTAATACCCCTTGGGTTTTCGGCCTCTTCTTTCAACGCTTCCACTGTTGTAAAACAAGAGATAAGCCATAAGATTAGCTCCACGATAGCATCTACGGGTACATCCACCCAATAGTTTGCCAGCACGTGCTTTCTTACAGCATCGGCCATTAACCTACTTTGGCTCATAGTAAACCCTCCAAACAGAGCTAGTAATGGGAAAACACTTTACCCTTGCGTGGTATCATCCAAGACACCCTTGACAAGACACTGCGGCCTAGTACAAATACACAATGGGTTTGCTTCAGTAGTGATTTCAATACCCCTGCCAAACTTCATAATCTCTTGTTTGGCATAATAGGGCAAACCAATGGTATTTGCAGCTTCAATGAAATCACCCGGGGCATTAAATCTCATAAAGAGCCCGGGAACACCCTCCGGGAAGAAACGGGCTTCATCGGTAGGAATATAGGTAATATCCCCCACCGAATAGTTGTATTCCTCAAAGAGAATACCCTTAAACTCAAAACCAGCCCTATTGTCTACGCGGAAAAAGGCACCATCCTGATACCTTGCCCAAGCATCTTTCACGTCATCGTGAGCAACAAAGGCATCCCACCAATCCTTTCCGCATAGAGCATGAACACCACTCATAGGTGTTCCACCCAAAGCGGATTCAATCTCCCTTTTAACGTCGATGCACTTTTGCCCGACGTTTGTATCGGAGTTGTTCAAGATAAAATCGACTTCTGTTTCCGTTAGGTCGAAAACAGTAAACAGATTGTAAATGACTGAACTACCATCGGCATCTAGGATATTCCCTTGGAGTGCTCCCGCCATATGATATTCGACTGTAGCATCAAGAGAACGCTTTAATGCCATTAGCTTGTCATTTACAGCGGAGTAAATACCCTCTAATTCGTCATTAGAGCCAAACTTCCGCACGTTCTGGATGTCATTTGCCAAGATAGCATCATCCAAGGGGATATGCGGGACTTGAAATGACCGTGCTTTTCTCTTTTCTCCCCTGCCATAATTGGTAGGACCACCCCTGGGTTGTGTTGGCACTAGAGCGATAATTCCATCCCGCTCTTCTAACACCACAACTGTAGTGGATACACCCTGTTCATTGAACAGACCCATACTACCAATTCTGCCAGGGACAACGGGCAATTTATTGATTGCCAGCGTCATATTGATTGCACTAAAGGCATCTCCACTAAATACGTCCAAAATATTCGGCATCTTTTTTCTCCAAAGTTAAAGTAAGTGACCTAATTGAAATACATTAGGTTGTTTGCTCAACCCAAGTAAGAGCGCTTTCAACCTTAATGCCAAGATCGAGAAGAGCGGCATTTACTGTTGCCGAATCTTCCTCATTATACGCCAAGTGTTCATCCGTGACGATTGCTGGTCCTCTAATTAGGGCAATAGTCTCAATCTCCGCAGCGGCGGGAATAGTGACATTCTCTAATAGAATCGCAGCAGCGTTAGCGGCAGTAGCTAACGTGACATAATCCCCATATTCATCCTCTTCAAGGATTTGCCCTACTTCTAGTTCATCATCTTCCGTACCCTTTAGGGTGATCTTCTCCCTGGTATACCGCTGATCGGCTTCCCACTTCACAACATCAGCAGGGTAAACACCCTCACTTTGAACATTACTTTCCAACGCCATAGTTACTTCTCCAAACTAATAGGTAGTTTCAGTTAGTACAAAAAGACTAAGAAGCGTTCTTAGCCCTAGCTTCAGCATCCTTAACAAGCGGATTTTCCCCGGGGGCAAGATTGTGAGCAAGTTTAAGGGTTTGCGGCCCCGTATGCTCCCCAATGGGAACAACCTTATTGTCCCTAAGAGCTTCAATAAGGGTTTCAAATAGGGTGTACTTACCCTCATTTCTCGACAAGGCGATTGTAAGCCACTCTTCCGAAAGAAACGCTTTCTCAATCTTATCCTTTGTCGCTGGACAAATCTTACTAGGGCAGATACTTGACAGCTTTAGCTCCAAGTTTTCCCTGGCAAGAGAAAGCAGGATTGGATCGAGTTTCTTTTCAGCGGGCTCTGTAGGCTTTGTTAGTGTTTTTAGTTCATCCTCTTTCTTTTTGACATTTTCAGTTAGTTCAGTTACCTTAGATAAGATAACATCTACTGCATTTTCCTCAGTGATTTCAACACCAAGTTTCTCACTAAAGTCTTCCCAATTAATCGGCATCTTGGACTCCCTTGAAAGTGTTACAATTGACCTACTTGCAGCGATTTCTTCCCAAGGCCCTAAACCAGGGATTTGGGGTGTTGGCGTCAGGGCAATATGCACTATAGGTCTAGTGTATACGTTGCCCTTACCGTCTTTGAAACTCGGTGGGGAATAAAGACTAACATCGTTCGAGTGCGCTATATTTCGCGCATCTTTACAAGTTAGTAGAAACTCCCCAATAAGTTTATCCCCTCTTCTCTCCAAACCAATTACCCATCCCATATTCTTATCTGTTGCCTCATGGGATGGGGGTACAGTTACCTTTACACCATTAGAAGCCATTAAGTTAAAGGTGTTAACCCAATGGTCTAGCGTTTCTGGTCCAATGGTAAACTTTGGACCAGTAGGACTAACTAGGAATGTGCCACACGGTATAATCTCTTTCTTAAACCGAATACCCTCTTTCGTGTTGATTAGGTTTGCAACAGGGTTACTTGCAAGCCTAATCACGATTGGTTCATTTGACCCAATAACTGTTTTCATTTGATCCTCTCTGTTAAACTCAAAATCGGTTTGTATAAGAGATTCAATTTGGTCTAAATCCACCCCGCTTTCGTATGCTTGCTCTATTACATCATCCACGGTCATATCAATATATTCAATAGAGCAAACACACCTTGGGTGTGGGGATGGTGGCCCCGACTTATGCTCTTCCGGCCAATCCCACACAGGTAAACCATCTAATGCTGCGCATTCATCACAAGGCCCAGTTTGGCTTTCACCATTTACCCAATGTGGTACTAATACATGATTGCCAAATGTCTTTGATAAACCAATAGCGGCCCCTTGTTTATATGCCTTTTGTTTAGCCTCTTTGCGGGACTTTTCGTTTCCTGGGGTATAAGTATAACATTTACCCTTATTGCCCCACTTATACCCGGGCTTTCCGTTAACTGTACAGTTAAGTATCGGCATTGTTTTCCCCTAATGTATTGGGCTTAGTATAGTATATCAAACCTAATCAAAACACCAAACCAGAAACTAACAGATTACTAGGGTGTTTGTACCTTTTTACTTTTCCTCTTCGTCTTCCAAGTCCTCTTCGTCTTCGTCTTCCCAATCCTCTTCGTCTTCGTCTTCCCAATCCTCTTCGTCTTCGTCTTCCCAATCCTCTTCGTCTTCGTCTTCCCAATCCTCTTCGTCTTCGTCTTCCCAATCCTCTTCAACAGGCGCTTCCCCCTGTTCTGGTAGTGTATTTACAATAGCTCTAGCCTGTTCCTCTTCTACTCTGAAGAACAACATGATTAGTTGCACTAGGGTTTCCGCAGTAATTTCCTTTTTATGGTATTTACTAAACATATCTAACATACCAGTAATGCCACCTACCCTGCCCAACAACTCACTAGCGGCTTGGTCCTCTTGTGTAATTTCGGGTGTTTGCTCCACATCACTTTCCTCTTCGGTTTCTACACCCTTATTTTCCTCTTTGGGTTCTACACCCTCTTCGGGTTCTACACCCTTAATAGCTTCCAATTCTTTTCTTTCGTCCTCTGGTAGGCTGGGAATTTCCAATCTTCGCCGGAAAGTTTCAATGTCCAATTTACCATATTCGAGTAAAAACCCCTCTGTCGATTGGATAATTGTTCGGTATAATTCCCGCATGTAGCTTGCCACTTCGTCGGACAAGGGTGCTGCAGTTAGTCTAATTGTACCCCTAGTATCTTCCCCAAAGTTTAATGCTAATAGTTGGTCCACTATATGCCAGTTTACCATAGTGGTAATATGCCTATCAAGTAACTGCATATAAGTTAGGGCTAAATCATAGTGCTCTTGCGCTTCCGCTTTCGTACCAAAGTGTCCTTCTAATAAGGCCCTCTCGGGAAGTACCATAGCCCTAACTTTGAGTGTGTCAAGATATTTCAGCCTTTCCACAAAAGTAGGTTGTCTGCCCCCTTTATCTTCAAGCATATTAAACACCCACTTTTTTACTGGTTCTTCCCCAGGAATATCGGATACATCCCTGGGAACTGTAACCGATCCGCAATTCTCCAAAGATTCTAAAACCCTCTTGGCAATAACCGCATTAGACACTTCAACATTATCTAGTTTAGAAACCCCTTTAGGGTATTCCACAACTAAGTGTGAACCGGCTACTTTCAAATCATATTTTCTCGCCCCCTCATTAGCGTCTACCCACCAATTATAACAGTTACGTACTCTCTCTAATAAGCCGTTGCCGTACCAATCAGTCCCCTCTACCCTAAATGAAGTTAAAAAGGACTTCTCCAAGGGTATCTCCACTTTGCCTTGGGAAGTCTCTTGATAGAACCCAGCAAAAGCCCCTGTTTCTTTTAACACTAAGATAGATGTAATATCATGGAGCAGAGGCTTTAGTTTCCTTAAACCAATTTTACCATCCACCATCTCAAACACTTTCTCAAAGCCGCACCATCCAAAGTCGCAATGTCCAAACCCTAAAGATGCTTCCATTATCATACCACGAATTCCCACTAATTGGGATTCGATAAACTCTTTTCTTTCAAGGGGAACACCCTTGTTTGATTCAATAGTCCAATTACCACATAGTATCGGAGCGATTGCCAATTCCCTTGCAATCGCTACTGTAGGATCGTTCCTAATCATTCTGTAGGTTGCCATAGAAGCGGCCAAACTCTTTGTCATAATTGGGGCAGATAGTCCAACATCCCCAATAGCCCTAAGAGTTTGCGCTGCAGTTAGTTCACCCTCTTTCGGCCTGGGCAATTCTTTCTTACTCTTGAACAAACCCAACATAGTATTTTTCCTTTAAGGTTAAACAGTGTAAATCTGGTCCAATCCAGTGTCCACGTTAGCTTGCGAACTAATGGGAAATAGCCTATAAATAATATACCCTAGTGCATCGGATATATGCCCTATATCGTCAACATCGGCCGGTTCCCTGGTCCCCGGTTTGAAGAAACGGCCGTCCAAGTCGGCAATTAGGTTATCACAAGTGGGGTCTATAAAGCACTTAGAATCCCCACTTGCAGAACGAAACATAGCATTACAAGCTGCAAACCTATCCGCTCTAGGCGGATTCACTTTAGGGTAATGCACTGTTCTACCAAGTTTCTGAAAACCCTCGTGTAAACATATTATTTGGTAATCTGACAAGGAAGCATTGGTTGTCCTTGCACTGCCCGTTGCATCACCATAAAACTCAAAGCCCCCTAAGTGCTCTTTGTATTTGCCAAATAAGTAGTCTAGTGTCTTTCTAGTAGTGGTGTTCTTCAACCATATTTCATCAAATACATCTAACCTTTCACCATACCTATGAGCTAACACCCATGCCATAGGATTTACATTAAAATCAGACCCTACAAGTATTGCCTTATTGGGATTGTAAAAGCACGGTCTCACGTTTCTCTCTATTGTAAACTCACTAAAGATTTGCCCCTCTAAGTGAGTGAAGATTGCATCATAGCGCATGTGGAATAGGTCACTAGGTAATGTCCTTGCCGCTCTTTCGTACTCTTCCCTAGGGTAGCTTGGGTTCTCGATACTCGACCAACTAGCGACAAAATAGTCCTTATCCCCCCTGGTAAATCTATCTAAAAACTCTTTCTTCAACCAGTTTATTTTATAGGGTGTAGTAGTCAATAAT